GGAAACTGACGCTTTCGCCGGAAGATGACGCCCCCCCCCCCTTCGCCGCGCCAGCCGCTCCAGCCAATCCCATAAGCGCCCCGGCGATGGTTCCTAGTACACTCTGCCCCTTCTGCTGTTGCTGTCCCTGCTGGCCCTCGACAATCACGTAGAAGGGATTAATAGCCGTGCCGTCTGGCTTGCCCGTAAGCGATGCGGCCGATCTGCTGGCCGTCGATAACGTGACATACAGCGCGGACGCTTCCGTGTTGCCGTCCCGCTTAACGGCACCCGCGCCGCCCAAGGCCACGCTTACCGCATCCATCACTTTGTCCATCGGCCCTTTCTTCTGGCCGACGTGCGACTGTTGCCGCGCCGTGATGATCGCGCCGATCTTCTTGACCGCTTCGACCTCAAGCTGATGCACAGCGAGTTTGGACATGTCCTCGCCGATCTGCCGGAAGAAGTTCGACCAGCTCACCTTCTGGCCGGTCATGACCTTCACTAGCGTGTCATTGAGCGAGTTGAATGCATTGCCGAGCGTGTCATGCACCATGCGGGCCGCGCTGATCGACTCCGTAGCCATCTCAGCGAAGAACTGCTTCATTCCGTCGCGTGCGTTGCCAAAGACCAGAGCCTGTTCGCTCAGGATGGCCACGCGCTCCTGGTCGATCTCTTTGAGCTTGATCGCGAGTCCTAGCTGATCGGCTTGAGTGTCTTGGAGGCTGCGGGCAGCCGCCTCTTCTTCCGCAAGCTTAGCGATACGGTCGCGAGTGGCATTTGCCGTCTTTAGAACGTTGTCTAATATGGCGGCTTGGTGCTCCAGTTCGGCTTTCTGCAGGAACCCGCCGACTACAGCGTCGGACTTGCCCTCGAACTTGAGCCGCGCCGCTTCGTTGGCTAGTGCCGCCTGCCGCGCCGCTTCCGCGCCATGAATCTGTGCCGCTGAGAGTCGCTGCAAACCGGAAATTTCCAGATTCAGCCCGGTCAAGTCTTTTTCGGACTGCGCCACCCGCCGCTCGTCGAACAGCTGCATCTCGGCTTTAATCTGCTCTTTGGTAGCCGCCAGCCCGCCGCGCATGACGATCTCACGCAGCCGGTATGCAAGCGTTACGCGCTCGATGGCTTCCGCGCCCGCCGATTGCACCGCAGCTAGCGACTTCTCCAGTTCGATTTGATCGTGCAGCGCATCGGTGGCTTTCGTGATCTGATCGACGTTGATCGCATCGTCCAGCTTGCCGAGCCTTACCCGTCCAGCATCAAAATCCGCCGCATGAGTCTTCCTGAATTGCGGATCGAAGTATTTCTCCGGAGCCTCCTGCGCTAGCTGCGTCTCGACGCGAGCCGCCTTGACTGCCGCATATCCCTTGCCGATAGCCGCTGTCAGCAGTTCCTGGGACTGAATGCGCGCGTTCGTCTCAGCCGTGGATTTAGCCAGACTCTCGCGCCACGTGGCTTCCGCTTCTGTTGTGACCGTTTTGGTTAGAACTGACCTTATCTGCTCCTGCTGGTTCAGTGTCAGTAGTGCCTGATGCTGGTCTTTTAGCGCCGTGTTGACTTTGGCAATAGCCACGAACGCCTCGGCATGCGCCTTAGCCAAGGCCTTTCCGCCTTCGCTCAAACCAGCCGCGTTCAGCTTTTCGACTGCGCCCTTGTAAGCTGCCTCCAGCTTCGCCATCTCGTTCTGGAAAGGCTGGCCGACTTTGGCGTTTTCGTTGGCGACAGTCAGTTTGGTTTTTTTAGCCGTCTTATCGGTGTTCTCTTCCTGAAGCGGAATGAACACCTGCTGAGCCTGCAGCGCGCGACGGAGAGCGACAAGCTTCTCCATCTTCGCCCGCGCGTCCTCCGCGACGGATAAGCCGCTCGGTATGAGCGAATCGGGTTTCCATTGAACGACGACATCTCCGACAGTTCGCCCTTTGTGTTGGTCTAGAAGTTTTTGCGTCTGGCCGATCTTGTCATTTACCGCGCTGATGCTGTTCGCGTACTCTTTATTGAGCCGAGTATCCATCTCGACCCGTGCAGCGTGCTGTGCCTTCTCGTCCTTGAGCGCGGCAATCTTCTTCGTGCCCTCATCCGTGATCTGGGCGATTCTCGCGCTGAGTCCGCCGAATCCGCTTTCACCGCCTATCAGTTTCGTTAAATCGGCGTCTGACGCTTGCCCCGCCAGGTGCTTGAGGCTGACCGTGCCGACTTCCTGCTCCTTTAGGAGCTTGTAGAAAGCCTGAATATCGCTTTCAAGTGACTTCGCTAGATTGTCGGCCGCCAACCGCGCTTCATCGAGCGCCAGTTTCAGGTTGTTCTGCGGCTTGCCTTGCAGTTTCGCGATCTCGTTATCAAGGTGGTCATTTGAAACTCGCAGCGTATCGTTTGTGATGTTGAGTGTCGCGTTTAGTTCCGCGAATGCTCCTTTTGCCTTCTCCGGGGAAGCCTGGAGCTCCTTGAAGAACTTAACCGCTTCTTCTCCAAGCTTTGCGATCAAGCCGGCAAAAGCAATAGCCCCGACGACCGGAAAAGCGGCTTGCAGAACTGGCCCGAGCTTTAGCGTTGTGCTCAGGAACCGCTCGACCGCCCGGATGTTGTTCTGGACGTTGCCTTCCATGACGCGGATAGCGCCGCTGGCCGCCATCGTCCCGGAAACGGTATGCGCGCCCATTTGCCGAAAAGACTCGCCGGTTCCATGTGCGCCCTTGCCGAAGTCGCGGACTTTGGCATTCGCCTTGTCCATCTCCTGGATGAACTGGGCGGTACCAGCGTTCAAATTTACAGTTATTACGCCAGCTCTAGCCATGATTGACCGCCGCCTCTAGCGAAGCTTCCAACGTCTCCGCAAATGCCTCAATCGCCGCATCAGCGGCGGCGGCGAGAGCGGGCCGCATGAATGGATGAGCAGGAGTAAAGCCGACTTCTCGCTTACCCGGCTGGTGCGTCACTTGCCGGTGCCCGTACTCGACCCAGTTCGCAACCTGCCCGTACTTCCCGAAGCCGACTTTAGCCACGCCGCCGCGCAGCGACGAATCAATCTCTACCGTGGTCATGATGTGATCGAGCAGTGAGCCGGATTCCTGATGCAAGCCGTAGTCCTCAACCTGTACCGGCGTGCGCGCGGCAACCTCGACTTGGACAACTTTGATACCGGCGTCCAGTGCTTTCGTGAAGCCGCTGGCGACGATATGCGCCGGAGCTTCCGCTAGATTGCGCTGCACCTGTTCGAGTCCCGTGATTTGGATGTCCATGGGCGTCTAGATTAAAAGCCCCACCATGTACCATTCACTTTTAGCCACTCTTGCGGCAATGTGGCTCGATCAGCAGAGGGAACCGGCAGCGGGGGCTTCGGTGGTGGCGGGGCTGGGCAAGTCGGCTTCTGCATGGTTCATCCTTTTGGTGGTTGGTATGCAGCGAAGAGTGACCGCACGTCCGCCGCTACCTGTTTGCGGTCAATCCGGGTTTTCCGCTCCCGCTTGCGCTCGAAGATTAGCGACGGCATGAAGTCTGCCGGCGCTTGTTCCTTCTCGGGTGGCGAGAAGCTGTGATTGACGATGGCGGCCACCACTTGCGCAGAGAGAAATTCTTTCAACTCCTCGCGTTCCTTGTGGCGGTCCATTAAAAGACTGAACTGACGTGGCGTCAGCGAGAAGAACTGCTCGTCCGTTAGCCCCAGGTGAATGCGGGCGTTCGACCAGCAGCGGTCCCACAATTCCTGATGGGTTAATCGTCGTCCGGCGCGCCGTCTGCCGCCGGTTCCGTAGGGTTTGCCTTCTTCTCGGGCAGTGAGAGCATGTAAGCCTCTGCCAGCGCCTCGGTGATCGGTCTCACGGTATCGAGCCGAACCATTTCGCCGGCGCCTAGAAGCGTAATTTTCGGATGCGCCTTTGAGAGTGCCGCGAATAGCAGGCCACGCAGCTGCTCCGCGCTGAGGCTCGAGAGGTTGCGAACCCCTTGCAGAAGGTTGCAGCCTGCAATTGCTTCAGCTTGGGCAATGGCGTTGAAGTCGTAGGCAAGCCGATATTCGGTGCCTTTGATCTTCAGCTTGGCGTATTTGACAGTGGGATTGGCCGGCGTTCCGGCTACGGAATGGCTTTTCATGCGAACAGGATGGCCGCAACCCAGGCGGCCAGTCCCAGCGCAACAAAGTTGACGCGCGACGGGACATTGAAGCCAGCGAGCAGGAACAGCACTAGCGCGACGATCATCAGAACTGCGTGAACGGATACGTGCATGGTTTTCATCTCCAAGTTAAGCGGCGAGTTGCCCCGCCGCCCAATCAGAATTAGGTGCCAGCCGTCTCGGTGATGGCGCCGGAAACCTTGAGCGATGCCGTGATCTTTACGATCTTGTCGGGCATCAGTTCCGCGCCATACTTCTCAACAATCGCAGAGAAGGTCTTGGTATCGCCGTTCGTGGTCTGCGCGGTGGTCAGCGGCAGCGTGATCTTGTACGACTTGGTTGTCCTCGCGTTCAGCGAAGTGACAAGCGCGGTCTGGCCAGCGTCGGAGCTTACGCGGTTGATCTCCAGATC